ACACAAAGACCGCCCATTACTGAATAAATCAATAATCTTAAACTAAGTAATAATCCTTCTCACAAACGTTATAGACAAGCATCCCTTCTCCGTGTTCTGCTTTCAACCAATCATCTCATCACTGATATCCATGTCTTGGAGGATTTCTAAGTCATCAGTCTTGATGGAGTCTGGGTTGCGACCTATAGCTCTGTATATTAGCCTAGAAACATGAATATATCTGGTTGGGGTGTAGCCAACCTCAAGTAGTCTCCTCATGGCACTTCTCCCCATCTTAGCAATTGCACTATCAACGAATCTGTCCATGAGAGGGTGAGATACTAGTGATAGTTCGCTTGACTCTTTAAAGTGTGCAGGACCAAATAAGTTTATATCTTCAAAGTCAAATTCAAGATCCTCATTATCTCCACGCACTTCTTCTTCCATCTTATTGACAACCTCTCCAAAAATTCCTGTGTTCATATCTTCTATCATAACATCAAACAGATCATCACAGTCTACAACATGAGCCTCACTAGTAAACTGTTGCATTGAGAATACAGTGCCAACCTTGGTCCTTAGAGATGAGTCAGTACATATTTTGATTATCTCAGCCAGCCTGATGGGGTTTATTCTGTCGACTTTTCTGATTCCATCACAGACATCTAACAATACCTCTACAAATTGCACAGGAAGAGATCTGCAACATATCCAAGACTTGCTAGGTTCCTTTTCAAAGATCTTCATGAGATCACCCATAGAAGATTCTGCCTCTCTCACGATAGCTGGACTTATGTCAGAATCAGAAGATGTGTAAGAGAGTATATGCATCTCACTGCTCCCCCTGCCTGGAATGTAGAGATTTAGAGTCCCTCTTCTAACTTTTATCATTATGTCTTCATCTTTGACTTCGCGCAAGTCTTCCATCCTGCCATCTAGCACATAAACAGGTGCTCCCAAGGGGTGATTCCCACCAAACATCTTAAAGTTTGATAGCCAGAACTTTGGATTCTTTCTACAAGTGGATGAGAAATCTGCACTATTCTTGACCCCCATGTCATCAGACCAAACCTTTAAGCTCTGGCATATTAACCATGGGCTTTTTGTCCCAGCTACTCTAACACTAGTTATCTGGGGGGGGCTGCCCTTCTTGTTGTCTATATCGATCTGCACATCCACGCCATCCATCATGCCCCTCCATACCCCATGACCATAGTACTTGATCGAGTCTACATCTTTATATGACTTTTGAGGCTTGACAAACCCCCCCACAGTACCAGCTCCAGCACTTTCTATCTTCCTCATTACACCTCTATCCGCCCATATGTAGCTCTGCAAGATGCTTAGAACATTTGCTTTTGTCTTTCCATCCTGATCTCGTAATTCAATCTCGGTGGATAATGAAAGTGCTTTGATGCACAAGTCTAGTTTTGAGTCATCACTGTAGGGCCCTTGCAGTATGGAAAATAGTATGTGCCTGAGTATCTCTACTGAAGAAGACCTAGAACTCCCACTTATATCCTCTATGCCCTTTAGGTGACCAGTCTTGCAGAAATTGTCTCGTATCACGAGTGCTAGTTTACTCATGCCAGATCTTTTCTTAACGGGGGCCCCTGTGACTCTAACTGTCCTTGTTCTTCCTTCTAGCCTGGCAAAGAAGTTCCTTATCTGAATCTGATTTGACAAGGGTGAGCTCCTCATTGTCTCGTCTGGAGTATCTTTGAGCCAACGTATAATTCTGGTGAGTTTGGCCCACTCTGTCTCAAATGCAGACCTCCCAATCTTACTTTTTTGTGTGCCAAACCATTTATCAGAAACCAGTTTTTCTGGGCTTACACGCATACACTTCTTTTCGTCAAACACCATTATTTTTGACTGCGTGGCCTCTCTCGAACTCACTCTTTCAGACAGCTCAATACGAGCTTTGTCAAAGACTATCTGGTCTAGCTGTTCTAATTCCTCCACATTAGGGAACAGGAATAATATGTCCTCTGGATCTATGTCATGTGATCCAGTGAAGCCATCATAAGCAATCATCTTCTGCAACAAACTATACTTTGAGTTGTCTAGGTATGAAAATTCAGGCTTTCCACTATCCTCGAATATTGCTGCTGATAAGAAATAAACAGAACTGGCCATTACTTTGCAGACAGCATTACCTGTTGACAAAGAGGAGACCACCCCAGGGCTGTGGACCTTTTCTGCTATTCTTAAAATGATCTCTTCACCAGACTTAGGAGCTCTGTATAACAATTGTGGATTATGGTTTATTTTGTCTATCCAGTCATCTGGTATGTTGAGCCTGTCCCTCAGTTTAGCAAATTTTTTCCTTGATCCCCATTTGAGGGATGAGCTCATGATAATAGCCCCCCCAGGGCTAACACTGCAGCTTTCTGGTACCAGCACCCCATCATCATCTGGAGTTGTTCCTTCCTTGACCTTCTTCATAAAATACGCATATACCTTCTGTAGCTCTGTCATAGTGATTGCCTTGAACAGGTTAAATCTGAAGCCTCCCAACCCTGCTGCAAATGGGTTATCTAGAAGAAAGAACCCTAGTCCTGGATCCTTCCATCTTGAGAGAGCTTTTCTATAGTGAGGGAATACAGATGACACACCCATACCAACAAGCTGGTAGTGCAGAGTGCACTGAGACTGCTGTATCATTGCAGTTAGGCCAAAGGACCCTCCACCTTCAGATATAGAGGTTAACAGGTTGGAGGCCTCCTCCTGCCTTGCAACTAGCGTCTCCACTTCTGGCAGGCTACAACATGATGCTATCCACCTAATAAGAGGCCTCACATGACTGGAATGGAAGAAAAACTCAGAATTATACTCCATCACAAAGTCTGTGTTAGAAGTTGACTTCTCAGAAGGATAGATGCCCGCATATAGCCCAAGTGTTTTCTTGACCCGGAAACACATTGCTGCAGCAAGCTTGCACTTAGTGAATACTGAATCCTCACATGCAGGGAAGCTTATTATCATGGAGCTGTCATCTGAGCCCTGCATTACATCACAGACTACTCTTGATCCCATATCCGGTGATACCTTCAGATTGAAGATCTTGAAGGATAGTGATCTGATGAACTCCTGATGCAAAGTGTGTAGTAAGGAGGATGTGCTATGCAGTATACCCTGCATCATTCCTGTAGTTGTCTGAAGGTAGGTCCGTCCCCTTTCTAACCACGGGACATCTAGTTCACCATGATAAGCTAAGAACAATGTCATCACAAAGTCATCATCTACTTTAAGTTCTCTGTGGCCATTAAGAATGTCCAAGTATCTCATGTTCATCATCATATACTTTCTGGTGAACATTGAACATCCTCTAATGATTATAGGCCACCATTTTGGTGATGTGAATTCACACAGCATTAGTGCAAACTTTGTCACAAAGTGGCCCTGATTCCACTTCTTTGCATCATCCGATGTTGCACATGTCCAGACTGATGATCTGCAATGCTTTCTGGCTCTATGGGCATGACTTTCTGGAATCCTGGACTTGTTGTTTGGATTGCAAAGAGTATCTGAGGAAAAGAATTTCCCAACGGTCTTGGCTATACATTCAACTAGTGCTTGAACCACTCTCTCTTCTGCCCCCATTACATATATTTCTCTCAAGCCTCCGTGTTGCTGTTTTTTGAAAAGGCAAACATGCATGGCCCCTCTCTCCTCTATTGCTGTCATGCAGTCTTCAAATTTCTCGATTGCAAGAGTCTTCCCTTCTGAAGCGAACTGAGACATTTTCACTAACAATTTGTCCCTTGTGTAATTCTTATCTTTGCAATCTTTGTATATATACCAATTCTCATCAAAATTACTTGTCGCCTTTAATGTAGCTAATCTCTCAATTGTTAAAGAAGACACCTCCCTTGTTATTTGATCGTCGATTTGCTGCATGATACTCTGGCCATATATTCTTTTGAGAATTGCCTTTCCATGATTGCAAATCTCTTTGATATATGACCTGCTGAATTCATGAGTTTTAGGATCTGATGGATCTTCCCATCCTAAAAACCTGTCACTATCTGGTTTGAGGTGCTCCAACTCAATAATTTTCTTGTACATGGCAGATAAGGCAGAAGGCTCTGTATCTTCCTCTTTATTCTTAAAGTATCCATTATAACAACAGCTTATTAGTGGTTGCAGATCTTGAATTTTAGAACCTGACAGTGGGTTGAATAATCCAGTCCAGGAAATGCAGCCATCAGTCTTTCTAAGATGGAAGGGATTAGCAGCTATTCTGGATATGGATGCCAAAACTCTATGCATCAGAAGCACCTGAAGTTCGCTTCGTAGAACTCTAGGCAACTTCCCAAGCATTTTCTGGGGTCTGGGGAGCTCTGGTTGTGACACAAAGCCTTCCATGACAACATATCTGAGCATAGTCTGCAACTCCTCAGTCCTAGCTTTGTCTTCAAGCAATGTCATCAGTGAATATTTCATCATTACCATTATCTCAGGTTGTCTGTCTGCTCTTGCCACCTCCATACTCTCCCATGGTTTCTCATGATAAGCCTCTGTCCAAAAACTTAGTGAGCACTCAGTTAGAGAGCAGCACTTGCACAGATTTGTCAGCTTGCTCAGCTTGTAAGAGGTGAACTCTGTTATGAATAAATCTCCACTGTCTAAGTATTGCTTAAACTCAGTGCCTCTGGATAAATCATGACACCAGTAATTCTTATCCAATGCATATGATACGAAAATATGGCTTTTGGAGTTAGTAGGCTTAATCAAAAGGTAAATCCCAGATCCAAGTAGTCGTTTCACAATGAAGCTTTTTGCTTTCACATGCTGTTTAACAGATGCAGATAGCTCGGCACCTATTAGGCTCACCATCTGTGTCCATGATCCCAAGGGTGACTCCATAAATAACCTGTGGTTCTTCACAAACTCATTCTCACCATGCTCTCTGGTCAGAGTTGGTTGGTGGATTCTTTGTGCCTCTATTCTGAGTGGCATATCCTCCAATAAGGGGCAGTAATAGCTTCCTTCTTCTAATAGTGCCTGATTTCCTCCTTTGATAAATCTCTCCAATGACTTCGTATTATGTTCTAGGGAAAACCCCTTTTTGCTCCTAACTCTGGATTCCTTAACAGAATGATGGTCCCTGTACTTCTTTCCCCCAACGCCCAAGGTAGCTGCATACTCTAGCTCTGTCTGGTCAAGGTCAACAACCACTCTATGATACCTACTCCTCTCGTCCGATCTCTCTCTTGATCCTGAAATGGCATTCTGCAATTCAGACTCTGGGTCATCCACCATCCTGTCTATTAACTCTAGCGATGCAGATGTGCACACTTTTGACCATATTCTCTGCATAGGATGCTCACCCGTGACTTCCAATGCCTTTAAAGGAGTGAGATCTTTACCTTCAGGTCCTTGCATGGTCACCCATGCTGGGATTTGCACAGTTGACTTTGGGTCATTTACATCTCTGAGGTCCTCCTTACCCATCTCAGAAATGTAGTCGGATATAGCAGTTTCACATACTTCAGAATTCTTTTGTATTCTCAGATGACTGGAATCCAAATTATAAAAATTCTCATCTCTAATTGCAGTTTCAGAATTATTCACACACTTGGTGATTATTCCTGATATATAGTCAAGATCAGGATCTGAAGATCTGAAACCCTCAAACATCTCTCTCTTGAAATGTGGGAATGTTGCCTCAGTTCTGCCCCAGTCCATGCGAATCGTAGACACAACACCGAGAACTTCTCTTTCTGTCTTAGACAATTCTTCATCCACAAGAGACAGTTCAGGATATAGAACTTTCATTTCCTCAAAAATGCTAATGGCTAACCTGAATCGATACACAAGTTCATTCACAGACTCTTCATCCAGATCTAGATTTGTCCAGACACCATATCTGTGCACGGACATTACAGAAAAGGTTATGGGTCCTATCCTACTCCTGCATTCACAGGCTGACTCATACTTGCCAATTTTAAGCATTGCCGACTGGTATGATCCTTGAGATGTTCCTCTGAATGTTGAAAACTCAATGACATGAGTTCTCCCTGATGGCACCCTCAACACAAGATCAGGAGTTAAATGATCAAATCCATCTCCCATGGCAGGGAACATACTGATGAACGGAGTATCTGTATTGTCAGCAAGATGCCCAAAGGTGAAGTTATGCACAAAGTTTGGCAATTCCTGTGGGCTCAAGCTCACTTGGTTCTTTACTGTGGAGCCAATGGTGCTGAACTCATCTCTTGAGGCCATGTCAAAGTCAATTACAACACTTCCATTATCTTCTCTGAGAGAGTAGTCTAGTATTGCTAATCCAAAGATCTCATCATCATAATGTGCAAGTGCCTTGCATAAGTACTGCTCTTGAGTATTTGGTTGATTCTGTAATATTTCATTCATGATATGGGCTTCTTTGTGT